GTTCAATCAATCAATCAACTTCGACAAGATGTTGCTAATGTGTTTACACAATTAGGACAACTTTCAATCGAAAGAAACAGACGATTAGATGAACTTGATGATTTAGAAGACCAACTAATTGCAAAACACAAAGAGTTACAAACCCAAGAACAAGAACTTTTCAAGGGGTTGAACGAGAAGTATGGTGATGGTAATTATGACCCTCAAACCAATACATTCACCCCAACTCCTAAAGAAGAAGTTGTACAAGAATCTTAAATAAAATACTTTTACAAATAGTATTTTATATTTATATGTGTATCATTACACAATTTATTAACTTAGGAGTAATATAACATGGCAGAAAAAATTGTATCACCTGGTGTATTTACGAGAGAAAATGACCTTTCTTTCTTATCACAAGGAATCGGTGAAATCGGAGCAGCAATCATTGGACCTTTCCATAAAGGGCCTGCATTCGTACCAACCGTAGTAAATACCCAATCGGAATTTGAACAAATCTTCGGTACACCTGATGGAACATACTACACAGGATATACTGTACAAAATTATTTAAGAGAAGCTGGAACTGTAACTATCGTTCGTGTTGGACACGTTGGTGGTTATTCTCATCTTCAACCAATTGCACTTAAAGCAAGTGGTTCAAATGGAATTAAAGTTTTAGGTTCTTTATTCGTAACACACAATGGAGATGAAGAAGTAGGAATCACAGGTTCAGTAATTGACGCTCAACCATCTGCATCTGCATTCTCAATTAGTGGTTCAGTTGTAGGTGAATTATCTGCATCTATTTTACCATCTGCAGCAAATGATTTATCTGATGTATTTGGTGAATCTGCTCGTGGTTCTAAAAAGGTATATGCATACAACTACTTCGAAAAGGCTGCAACTGATGAGTATTCTACAAGTTTTGTACCTAGTGGTTCTCAAGTAGTAATCGAAGAATTACCAACACAAGACTTTGGGTATGATATCCAACATGCAACTACTCCTTGGATTAAATCTCAATTAATTTCTGGTGAAAGACACGACTTATTCCGTTTCCATACTTTAGGAGATGGTTCTAACTATAATAAAGAATATAAAATTGGTATATTCAATGTAAAAGCTGCTGGTGAATCAAATGCTACTGATTACGCAACTTTCTCTATTGTAGTTCGTGGTTATTCTGATACAAATAAAAGACCAGTTATTCTAGAAACATTCAACAATGTAAACCTAGACCCTGCGTCTCCAAATTACATTAACAAAATAATTGGTGATATGAATGTTACCATTGATGCAAATGGTAAACAAACAATGAATGGTGATTATGATAATCGTTCAGCATATATTAGAGTAGAAACTTCTACTGAAGGTTCATTCCCAATCATCGCTGCTCCATTTGGACACGGTGCTTACTCTAACCCAATTTTAGTTGGAACTCAAACTGAAGTTCCTGCAGTAATTTATACAACTAGTTCAGATTCGAACACTGCATCAAACTCTACATTATATAGTGGTATTGATTTAGAAACATCTGTAACTAAGATTGATAATAACCATTACTTAGCTCCACTACCAGTAGGTGTTGGTGTTGGTGCAAATGTTGATTTCGCATTCGATTCTCAATTATCATACGAAATGACAGGTTCATTATCTGCAGATATCAACAAGAGACAATTCATCGTAGGATTCCAAGGTGGATTTGACGGTATCTCTCCAACAATCAAATCTGCTAAAGCTGGTGATAGTGATTGGGGTGCTGGAAACTCTCAAGGATTTGACTTATCAACTGCAGATGCAAGTGGTTCGGTTGCTTATGTTAAAGCAATCAACTCAGTATCTAACCCAGATGATTTCGATATTAACTTGGTATCTGCACCTGGTGTTGTCAGAAGATTACATTCTTATGTGTTTGATAAAGTAGTTGATATGTGTGAAGCTAGAGAAGATGCTTTCTTCATTGGTGATGTAACTGACTACAACGATTCAATTGATTTAGCAGTAGAACAAGGACAAGCAGTAGATTCTAACTATGTTGGAACTTACTACCCATGGGTTAAAACAATTGACTCTAGAACTAACAAATTAACTTCAGTTCCACCATCAGTATTGCTGCCAGGAATTTATGCTGCTAACGATGCAGTTGCTGCTGAATGGTTCGCACCAGCTGGTTTAAATCGTGGTGGTATCACCGGAGCAGTTTCTGTATTAAACAGATTAACACACTCTGAAAGAGATACATTATATGAAGGAAAAATTAACCCTATCGCACAATTCCCAGGAGAAGGTATTGTTGCATTCGGTCAGAAAACACTTCAAGATAGAGCTTCAGCTCTTGATAGAATCAATGTTCGTAGATTAATGATTAAAGTTAAGAAGTATATTGCTTCAACTTCAAGATACTTAGTATTCGAACAAAACACTGCTACAACTCGTGCTAAGTTCTTAAACACAGTAAACCCATATTTAGAGGGAATCCAACAAAGACAAGGTTTATATGCGTTTAGAGTTGTAATGGATGAAACAAACAATACTCCAGATGTAATCGATAGAAACATCTTAGCTGGTCAGATTTATCTACAACCAACTAAAACTGCTGAATTCATTGTACTTGATTTCAACATCTTACCGACTGGAGCATCGTTTACAGCTTAATTAAAAAAATAAAGGAAACTATATTTATAGTAGTATAATAGGAGAAAAAACAAAATGGCAGAAGTATTAGAATTTAACGATATGTTCTACACCAACTTCGAACCGAAGATGAAGAACAGATTTATCATGGAAATTGATGGAATCGCTTCATATTTAGTTAGAGTTGCAAGCAGACCTACAATTCAGTTTGAAAAAGTAACACTTGACCATATCAATGTAAAAAGACAATTGAAAGGTAAGGGTGAGTGGCAAGATGTAACTATGACATTATTTGATCCAGTTGTACCTAGTGGTGCACAACAAGTAATGGAATGGATTAGAACATCACACGAATCTTTAACAGGTCGTGATGGATATGCTGATATGTATAAAAAAGATATCCAATGTTATATGTTAGGACCAGTTGGTGATAAGATTGAACAATGGACTTTAAAAGGTGCATTTATCACTCAAGCTAACTTTGGTGATTTAGATTGGTCATCAAATGACCCTGCATCAATCGAGTTAACTTTAGCTTATGATTATGCAATCCTAGAATTCTAATAATACCTTATATACTAC